TTAACTTGAGAAGGAGTAAGTATAGGTATTTTTAATTCCTTAGCTAATCCTTTAGTTGCAATAAATACATCATCAATTTCATCTTTACGTTCTGCAAACTTATTTCCTTTAGAGGGTGCTCGTAAGTAGTCTACATAGTCAATAACAACTAAGTCTGGTTTATGTTCCATATCCATACATTTTTGAATATGTGACTTAATAGTGTTAACTGTAGCTCCTTTTGGAGGGTACTCCTTAACTATTAACTTACCTTTAAGGTTATCTACGTACTTCTGTACTTCCTCACGGTGTTGATTAACTTCATCGATAGAGTATCCTGTAAAGTAGCAGTCAAAGCGCTTCCCAACGTAGTCTTCTCCGAGTTCCAAAGTGTAATAATTAACGTTGTACCCAAGGCTAACAGCGTGAGCAGCAATAGCAACCATAGTCCACGACTTACCACCACCAGGATTACCAAATACAATACCAAGGTCCCCAGGTCCGAACCCTCCTTGAATAGCATCGTTAAAGATAGGCCAAGGAGTAGCAACAGTAGGACGATAGTCAGTTCTATACCGCGTTTCAACATCTTTATTATATTCATGTCCAATATTTTTATCCATCCCGGCTTTCATTGCAGTTTCGATTGTATTTCTTATACCGTCGAAATCACCAGCTTTTAATAAGTCTGCTGAGTTAAGGATAGCGTGTTTCATTTCTTGATTCTTACAGAAAGTTGTAAATTCTTCCTGTACATATTCTAAGTCATCTTGAGATGCTTCATAAGAAGTTCTTAATTCTTCTTTTAATGCAACTATCAACACTTCGTTTTCAACTTTTTGAAGCTCTACTTTCAGTACATCCATTGTTACAACGGTGTGGTACTTATCAAAGTATTCTGTAATCTTATTAATAATCCACTTATGTGAATCTGCATCAAAATACTCCTCTCTAATTGTATCTCTAACATTTAAAAGAAAGGTCTTATCCGTAAGGAGAGAACCTAAAACTTTTAACTGAAAACCTTTACCGTACTCTTGAAGTCTTTTTAATGTCATATAACCGTTTTATTATTCTATAAATATAATTAATTTTTGTCTAATAGCCAACTACTTGACTGTATCTTTTGCCCTAATCCGTCAATTAACTTTATCCCTAATTCTTTACATATTAATGATTCAGGAATAGTATCATTATTCTGGTCTCCTCCATTAGCAAAAGATAGTACGTGAGTTTCACCATATATAGCATGTACTTCTTTTAAACTTTGAATTTGAGTTTTATCAATATCCACAGATACCATAGCCCAGTCAACATATTTTATTGCTTTAATAATTGTTAACCTTTCATCTTCTAGTTGAAATTCCTTAGAACCTTTTAAATACCTTTGCAAGTCTGAGTTAACTATTACTATTAGCATATCTCCTATTCCTTTAGCAATTTCTAATAATTCTAAATGACCTTTATGAATGGGGTTAAAGTACCCGCTAACTATTGTTGCTTTTTTCATTTACCGTTGTTAATCTTCTAAAATTTTCTAGCCAACCTTCTGTGTTCTTAGTAATACCTTCTATCTTATCTATTTCTAGTAAGGATAAAAATACTCCTACTCGCAGTGTAGGAATAGGAGCTTTAATAACCTCCATAACATGCTCTTTTTCTTTATCGTCAAGTACAGTTTTATGCAAGTCCATTAATTCGAAATTAGTTTCAACCCTATCCCATTCTGTGATAATCTTAGGAAATATTTTTTTACCGTCTAATTTTCCTTCACAGACTTCGTAAACATACTCTAAACCAATATTAGGTTCAGTAACTAATTTAGGGAACTCTTTAATTATTGTTTTTATCCCTAATCCTTTTACTCCTGCTAAATTATCAGAATTATCACCTAATAAAGCTTTTACAACGTTGTAGTTCGTAACGTCTACTTTTAATTCTTCAGCTATATTATCCTTAGTAAACAGTACTTTTTTAATAGGAGAGTATACTTCTATTGTATCGTCTACAAGTTGTAGGAAATCTTTATCTGAAGATACTATTGTTAATTTTTTAGAATTAGAAAATGATGCTTGTTTACCTATATAGGCTATAATATCATCTGCTTCAAGTTTGTCAAGTATAATTTGCTGGACTGGTAGGTGTTCTATATAGTCCATAGTCCTGTAAAGCTGTGCTATTAATGCTTCTGTTTCTTCAGCTTTAGTATCATATAACCCCCAATGTGTTATCCTATTAGTAGCTCGATTAGCTTTATAGTTAGGGTCAATATTTTTCCTATTACCTGATCCTCCTTTTCCATCCCATACTATTACAACTCTTGTGGGATCAAAAGTACGTGTAACGTAACCAAGAGAACGCAAGAAGCCAACCAGACCTCCTATATGGTGGCCTGATGGATTCATTGCCTTGAGAAGAGAAAAACTACGAATTAACATATTCATAGCATCGATCACTAAAATGTGGTCGTTCACTTCTCGGGGCGGGGTCTCTTTTAAGTTATTAAGTATGTTACTGTAGTTTGCCATTAATCTAAAATATTAGGTGTGATTCTTTCTTCTTCAAGGTCTCCCTCTTCTATTAAGTCGAAATCTATAGTACCTACTAATTTTAGCCAGTGATCTTTATGTGCATCTCTATATTTATCTATTGCTTTTTTATCATCTTCGATGAAACCATGTGAAGTCATTACAACTCTACCTCTTGATTGTACACCACCTATATGGTTTTTCTCTATCTGAATGTTTGTTCTTTTAGCAAACTCTACCTGTAAGCCGTTCTTTACAGCTTTAATTTTAGAAGTACCTGGATTAGTAATATTACCAAACGTTACAACTAAAGTAGCGTCATACCACATGGACATACCTCCTTTGTTCTGTAATTTAGGCTGTCCCATCGGATGCTCAGGTTTCATTGTCCAAACCTTATTGATAGCAACTAATGTATTGGTATAAGGTGAGTTTTCTTTTCTAGATAATAGAATTTTTTGATTTAGGTTATTACCGAATTGAGTAGACATTGCTCCTGCATTCCATTCATTATTATTCTTATTAGAACGAATTGATAAATCACAAGGTATAGATCCGATTGAATCCCAGAAGAAGCACATATCATATGGTAAGTTACCTTTTGATTGTTCATCCATTAAGTCAGCCATATATACCGCTACTTCTTCAATAGAATTTAACGAACCTCTATCTGCATATAAAAAATGACCTTCATAATCCGTTACGGTACCGTTCTTATCGGTTACCTCATCGAACTCTAAACCCATCTCTTTAGCATGATCCCAAGACCATTTCATCTCAGATATAATGAATACTGGTAAAATACCTGCTTTTTGAGCATTTACTGCTGCTTCTAATAACGCGGTAGTTTTTCCAGTATCACTATGTCCTCTTAATAAAGTTATATGTCCTGTTGGAATACCAGGGAGTGAAGTAATATCTTGAAATGCCTTAGACAAGGGAATCCAACCTTGCTCCTTAAATTTTACGGATGCATTTGAGAATCCTTTCTTCTTTTTAAAATTACCAAGATTAAAATTTTTCTTGACAGCCGCACTCGCGGCCTCTTGGACTTCCTTTTTCTTTGCCATTTATTGTTTTTTACTCGTTAAATAAATCTGTAAACTTTTCTGCTCTTGTAGAGCCTTGCGATTGAGCTGTCTCTAAAGAAAAATCAGTAGTAGTAGGTGCAGTTACAACTCCAGGAGTAGCAGCAGGTGCATCTGATTCTATCTCTGCAGATGGATCAAGATATTTCTGCAATTGCTTCTTTACAAAGTCGTATGCCATAGGTTTATGAACCTCCATAGGATCTGGTTGTTCTTTTAACCATGCTTCTACTAAAGTATTATTATCGGATAAAGCAGTTTGCTTAGGTTTAATACGAACAGTAGTCTGTGGGTAAGGATTACCTTGTACTTGTTCTACTACTAAATCCCATCCGTTAATCACGTCAGTAATATCACCGATATCTTCATCAGCAATTAGAGAGTATAGAGCTTTCTGAATAGTAACTCCAAATCCCCATAGTCTTACTCCTTGGTCTTCTTGACCTCTTACTATAACAGGAGCAAATACTCTTGTTTTAGGGTTAAGTTTACCAGCTAAAGACCAATTGTCTCTATCAGAAGTCTTTTTTAATTCATTTACGAACTCTTCAATAGGGTCTTGTTTACCGAAGTTAGATAGGGCTACCATAGGTCGGTCTCCTACTCCATAGTGAAATTTCATCTCTTTAAACGGGAATGCAGGATCAAAAGCGGACGGTACAATACGTAGCGTTTGCTTTCCGATAGCAGGTTTCCAAAAGATTTTTGAATTGTAAGTCTTCTCTCTGTCTTGACCATTAGAGTTTAAGGCGTCTAGTTTAGCCTTGATTGCATCTAAATTCATATAACTAATTTTAAATTATAACTTGTTTATACAATATACGAATATTATATTAACTCTCCA